TATTGAGTTACGTGGAGGAGAAAACTAACATTGATATTCTTGATCAGATGGGATTTGGTGTTTCGATTTGGCAGGAATGTTTTCAGGGTGATGATATAGAAACAGAAATAATAGCAAGAAGACAGGCAATATATCTAATTGCAATATATAGTTTGGTGGGTTTTGAGATTAACAAGGGTAAGTTCTTTTTAGATCAAACGCGCAATGAGTTCCTACGCAGAGTGCAAGAAAGAGGAGTTGGGATGTATGGATACGCAGCACGAACAGTTCATGCGTTACTTTGGAAAGCACCAGGTAAACTTGTTAGAGAGAAAGCATCTCCAACAGAGATTTTAGATAGTTGGTTATTATTAAAGAGAAGATTAAGATCCGGTACAGAGAATTTGTTGTTCGCCATGTTTACAAAAGATTTGTGTGGATCACTAAAGATTAGTAAGTATAATGTAAGAAAATGGTTAAAGACGCCGGTTTCATTGGGTGGTGCCGGTTATGATATGTTTGACTATTCCAGTGAATGGATCTCAATAAAAATATAAAGATAAAAAATGAGTATAAAGTTAAAGATGAATTGAAGGGGTTATCAGATATAGCAGCTTCAATTAATCTAAAACTCTCAGATAGCGAGAATGAGAAGGTTGCAAATTCATTGGTATCTGTCAAACAACAAGATGAAGTTAAAACAAAACTCGAGATACGTAACGTCACAAGATCAGAGAATGTACCGATAATACCAGGTGACGGTATACTATATGATAATGTTCCAAAATGGTTATCAAAAATACCAAACTTGGTCAGGCAAGTTTTGATTTCAAGGTGTAAGACTAGGGATGATTTTAAGAAATTAGCTTATAATCTGAAAGAAACATCGCAAATAACGTTGCTTCGTTTGTGCAGCAATGCATCATTAGCAATAATTAAAGAATGGCTACAAGAGGGCTACAACATAAAAGTACCTAGATTGAAAAATATCTCAGGTGACTTTCTGAGTGGCTACTTTAAGCTATATTCGATATGGATTAAGAGGGCACTTGGTATGAGGAAATTAACACAAGCGTTAATGAGAAGAATAATGCTAGGTGTTGAGATAAAATTAGCAAACAATTATAAGCTTAAAAGTGAGATTATATCATTAGGTATGAATTATACGACAATAGTGATAACAGGATAATTATGCAAAATAATGGATGTATTAGCAAAAACAGTATGAGGTTTAATATATGATCATATAAGGATCATATAAAGAGAACAGTAGCG